AGGGGGGAAGGGGGGATTAAATACCTACAGCTCGCAACCCCTAGACCGTGCGGGGGGTCTTGGATGTATACCCGCGAAATGAACCGAAATATTTATTAAGGGAAGAGATGGCAGGACGAAAATCTAAACCGACCACGCTAAAGAAATTGGCGGGGAATCCAGGAAAAAGACCTCTGAACCATGCTGAGCCTAAGCCGTCAGCAGCGAACATTCGGGCGCCGAAGGGACGGCTGCCAAAGGAGGCATTGCGATTATGGCGGATACTAGCGCCAGTGCTTTTAGATATGGGGGTGTTGACGGCGGCGGATTTGCCCGCGCTCGAAATGATGTGTCTGCATTTTGCTGTGAGTCGGGCTGCGCTAGAAGAAATGATAAAAGATGGTCGAAATGAGATTCAGGACGATGATGGCAGAACCTATTTTATCAGCGAGGATATTGCTGTAACGACGGAAGGCATGCACGGAATCAAAAAGCATCCGGCGGCGAGCGTATTTCGGGAGAACAGTCAGACGTTCAGGTTGTACCTGACGGAGTTCGGGCTGACGCCTGCTGCTAGGGTGCGAGTAAAAACGCAGCCAGCTGAAGAAAAGAGCCTGGCGGAGATGTTGTTTGAGGCTGTAAATGGCTGAGTTTTTGGCGCAACAGTACATCGAAGACGTAATGGCTGGGCGGGTGGTGGTTTGCAAATGGGTGCGCATGGCAGTCGAACGGCATGTGCACGACCTGGAGGCAGGAGAGACGCGTGGACTGTACTTCGATGAGCGGGAAGCCAAGCTGAAGATTGCGTTCTTCTCTCTCTTGAAGCACTCGAAAGGGGAGTGGGCAGGACAAACGATCCGATTGGAGCCGTGGCAACAGTTTATTAAATGGGTACTGTTTGGGTGGAAGCGGGCGGACGGTCGACGACGATTCCGCACAGCTTATATTGAGGTTGCCAGAAAGAACGGAAAAAGCACAGACGCAGCTGGAACGGGGCTAAATTTAATGCTAGCCGATGGTGAACCGGGAGCGGAGGTGTATAGCGCAGCCACGAAGCGTGATCAGGCGCGTATTACGCATGCGGAAGCCACACGCATGGCAAAAAGCAGCCCGGCGATCCGCAAGGAAGTGAAAATCTACAAAGACAACATCCATATTATGGACACGGCGTCAAAATATGAGCCGCTGGGAGCGGACAGCGACACAATGGATGGGCTGAACGTGCACGCGGCAATCATTGACGAGGTGCATGCTCATAAGAATCGAGATACATGGGACGTACTAGAGACAGCTACTGGATCCAGGCGGCAGCCTCTAATGTATGCGATCACCACAGCAGGATTTGATCGGCAGAGTCTGTGTTGGGATATGCACGAGTACACAGAGAAGATTTTGGAAGGGATTATTGAGGATGACGCATGGTTCGGAATCATCTTTACGATTGACGAAGGGGACGATTGGGAAGATGAAGGCGTGTGGGTAAAGGCGAATCCGAATCTGGGAGTCTCAAAAAAGTGGGATGACATGCGGGCGCTAGCGGCGAAGGCAAAGCAGATGCCCAGCGCATTGAATGCTTTTTTGCGGCTGCACTTGAATGTATGGACGCAGGTTGAAACAAAGTGGGTGAATATTGGGCGGTGGATACTATGTGGCGAAATGGTGGATGCGACAGGACTGCGCGGGAGAACGTGCTACGGTGGCTTAGATCTTAGTTCGTCGATTGACATTTCCGCGTTGGCTTTGGTATTTCCTCCGCAAGCGGAGGAAGACAAATATCAGGTATTGGTACGGTTTTGGGTGCCAGAATATGCAATGCACGAGCGTTCTAAGAAGGATCGGGTGCCATACGATGCCTGGGTACGGCAGGGATATATTACAGCGACTCCGGGAGACGTGATTGATTACGATTATATCCTGGCACAGATCGACGAAGATGCGCAGAACTACGATCTAAAGGAGATCGCTTTTGATCGTTGGGGGGCGACAAAGATGGTGAGCGAGCTACAAGAGCGTGGTGGTGAGGATTGGATGGTGCAGTTCGGCCAGGGATTTGCGAGCATGAGCCCCCCCATGAAGGAGTTGGAGCGGATTTATATGGACGGGAAACTGGCGCACGGAAATAACCCGGTACTGAATTGGATGGCAGATAACTTAGTGGCTCGGGAAGACCCAGCCGGGAATATTAAGCCAGATAAGGAAAAATCCAGGGAGAAGATTGACGGGGTAGTGGCGTTAATCATGGCGCTGGATCGGGCGACGCGCCACCAGAGCTCGGGCAGCGTATATGCGGAGCGAGGAATTATCACATTATGACGGGCGACCGGGCCAGGGATTTGGTATTTATTGGCGGCTATTTGATGGTTGCGATTGGGCTGGCGGCATGGGATTGGCGAGTGGCACTGCTGATTAATGGCTGTATTTTGATGTTGCTGGCAGTTATTGGGACCTGGCGTGGTAACGGGCGGGGTAGGGTATGAGCATATTAGCGAACATTTTAGGAACATTCGAGAGTCGTACTTCGCCTGCAGCAGAACAGCGGGGCAATGAGTGGTGGCTGAGCGGGATCCTGCTGGGCGAGAGCTCTACTTCGGGCGTGGCGGTCACACCAGAAAGCGCCATGACCAGCTCAGCGGTGTTTGCGTGCGTGCGGATCCTGAGCGAGACGCTGGCCAGCCTGCCGCTGATCACTTACGAGCGCCTCCGGGAAGGTGGCAGGAAACGGGCGACCAACTTCTACCTGTACACCCTGCTGCACGACGAGCCGAACAAGTGGATGACCAGTTTCGAGTACCGGGAGACCTTGCAGGGACACCTGGCGCTATGGGGCAATGCGTACAGCGATATTGATTATGACGGGGCGGGCAGGGTGAAGAGTCTGTTTCCGCTGCGACCAGACCGGATGAAGGATATCAAGATCGAAAACGGCGTCAAAATGTACCAGTACCAGCTGCCCAGCGGGGAATATACGTGGATCGGCGGGGAGCGGATCTGGCATTTGAAGGCGTTCGGAGACGGTTTATTCGGGTATTCGCCGGTGCAATTGATGCGGAATGCGATCGGTTTATCCCTGGCGATGGAGAAATACGGGGCGAAATTCTTTGGAAATGGGGCCAGGCCGGGGGGTGTGCTGGAGCATCCGGGTAAATTGGGCGATGAAGCGCAGCGAAGACTGCGCAGCTCGTGGAGCGAGATGCACCAGGGGCTGGATAACAGCCACAAGGTGGCGATATTGGAAGAGGGCTTGAAGTGGCACGAGGTAGGGATCCCGCCGGAAGATGCGCAGTACCTGGAGGGTAGGAAATTCCAGGGGACAGAGATCGCCAGGATCTACCGGGTGCCGCCACACATGATCGCTGACCTGGACAAGGCAACATTCAGCAATATCGAGCACCAGAGCCAGGAGTTCTTGAACTACACCATGCTGCCGTGGACCACCCGCTGGGAGCAGAGCATTCGCAAGTACCTGCTGCTGCCGCAAGAGCAGAAGCGTTATTATGCCGAGTTCCTGGTAGACGGGCTGCTGCGTGGCGATATCACGGCGAGAACGAGCTATTACGCCACCGGAAGGAACTGGGGCTGGCTCTCGGTGAACGATATCCGGGAGAAGGAGAACATGAACCCGGTGGACGGCGGGGATGTGTACCTGCAACCGTTGAATATGATCCCGGCAGGGTCTGAACAGCCAGAGCAGGAGGGAGAGGGGCGGTCACTCACATTTGCAAAGACACCTTCGCTCAGGATACCCGAAGAGAGAACGCAGCGCAGCGTGAACGCCAGGCGGCGGATCATGCTGGCGCAGCGGGCGGTGATGGAAGACCTGATGAAGCGGCTGTACCGGCGGGAGATAAACGATATCCGACCGATTGCAAAGCGGATGATCCAGGCAGGGATGGAGGCGGAGTTCTCCACCTGGCTGGAAAAGTTTTACAAGGATCATCGCAAGTGGACGGCGGATCAGTCGCTGAAGACCTTTCGGGCATATATGCAGATGATTGCCGGGGCGGCGGAAGATGAGACAGGCAAGCCATTGGAGGCGGAGCGGCTGGAAGGGTTTGCGAAGTCTTACACCGAGTCATTCTCCGACCGGCAATCGGCGCACAGCGAAGAGCGGATCCGGGCGCTATTGGACGAAGAAGATGCGCTGGATGCAATGGAAGAAGAGTTCGAGAACTGGCAAGACGTGCGCCCGGGACGATCGGCGGGCGGCGAGGTTGTTCAGCAGGCGAATGCGATCAGCAAGCTGGCATACCTTGCAGCGGGTGTGACGATGCTGCGCTGGGTGAGCTCGGGGCAGAGCTGCCCATATTGCGACAGCCTGGACGGGATGACGGTCGGGATCGACCAGTCTTTTATTGTGAAGGGCGAGACGTGGCAACCGGACGGGGCAGAGTCGGCGCTGGTTCCCAGCGTGGACGTAGGGCACCCACCGGCGCATGATGGCTGCGACTGCATGATCGCGGCAGGGTAGGAGGAGAAGATGGAGAAAAGAGAGAACAACTCGGACGATATCGAGCGCAGGTCTTATCACTTGATCGAGTTGCGGGCAGGGGAGCCGGGCGAGGATCCGAAGATCGAGGGAATTGCGGCGGTGTATAACCAGCCCACCCGGATCAGCACGGGATTCGGGGACTTCACGGAGGTGATCGAGCCGGGGTTCTTCGAGAATGCGCTGGGAGACGATGTGCGGGCGCTGTGGAATCACAACACGGACATCGTGCTGGGCAGGACGAAGAGTGGGACACTGAAGCTGAACGACAAGCGGGAAGGGCTGGGAGTGGAGATCGACCCACCCGACACGCAGGCGGGCAAGGACGCGGTGATATCGATCCGCAGGGGTGACGTTGACCAGATGAGTTTTGCGTTCAGCGTGAAGAGCGGCTGGGACGAGTGGAAAGAGGGGGAAGACGGCAAGATGGTACGCACCCTGAAGCGGGGGGCGTGCAAGCAATTGTATGATGTGTCGCCGGTTTCATTCCCGGCGTACCCTCAGACGAGCGTGGCAGTGCGCTCGTGGCTGCAGGATCACAAACTGGCTGCGGATGAGAGTCGCGACGGCGACGCGGGGCAGGCGCCCCAGATCGAAGCAGAGCAGGCGAAGGCGCAGGCGCGCCGGAGACGGAAGGCTGCAGTGCGTAAAGTGGAGATCAAGATTCGAGAATAGCTCACCACAGAGACACGGAGAGCGCAGAGAAAACTTTTTGTTATCTGGAGGATAAGATGAACGCACGAGAATTGCGCGCACAACGCGCTAAGTTATTGGCAGAGGCGAAAGCGCTGGCGGAGAAGGCGGAGCAGGAAGACCGCGACTTTACCCCGGAAGAGCAAACCCAGTACGACGACAACGTTTCCCAGTCCGATGTGCTGCTGACCCGGGCCGAGCGCCTGGAGAAGATCAGTGGGCTGGCGACCGGGCTGGACAAGATCGTGGAGAACCGCCAGGCACCGGCTCACAACCGGATCGCCCTAGGCGACAGCGAAGCACGGGCATACTGCCACTTCATTCGAACCGGAGATGACAGTGGTTTGAAGGAGGCGCGCGCTTCCAACGACACCACCATGAACATCACTACCAACGTGGATGGGCAGTACCTGGTTCCGACTGGGCACTACCAGGGCGTCATTGCCCGGCGTGACGAGAGCATGCTGAAAGACAAGCTCGGAGTTCGTCCCATTCCTGGCAAGGGCACCACGGTGAATGTGCCAATCGACAACGAGGACGACGGCGAGTTCATTGCCACCACCGAGTCGGCGGGCTTTGATCGGGATGCTCCGGCGACCACGTACAAAGCCATGACCCTGGTTATGTATACCAAAAAGGTCGATTTGACTTACCAGTTATTGGAGGACGAGGACTCCAAGCTGATGGCGTTCCTGGATGATTTCGTGGGGCGCGGCATGGCGAAGACTCACAATGAGTTGCTACTCACTGAAGTAGCAGCCAATGGCACAACCCTGAAGACCTTCGCTTCGGCGACGGTTATCGCAGTGGATGAGCCAGAAGCGATCGTGTATAACGATGCGCTTGAGCCTTATCTGGATGACAACCCAAGCAACGCATGGGTTATGCGACGCAGCGTGCACGGTGAAATTGCTGTGCTTGACGACTCCAGTACAAAGCGTTATGCCAACAACCAGGGTGGATCGGGGAAAATGTTGCTGGACTTTCCTGTGCACTATTCATACAAGTCTGGAGCGACCGCAGCCAGCACCAAGAGCGTGTACTTCGGTAACTGGAATTACGTGGGTTACCGCGAAGCTCCAGGGTTCACCATGATGCGGGATCCCTATACCCGTTCCAGCTACGGTGAAGTGATCTTAAACTACTTCTTCCGATGCGTCTACGGCGTGCTGGTTGCTGAGGCGATTGGGTTCGGTGTGCACCCGTCGGCTTAAGGTTGAGCATGCGGATCGTGACGGCGTGCAACGAGGGGTATTACCCGAAGATGGCGGGCTGGTTAGACAGCCTGGCTGAGCGGTCAAATATCGCCTACACGCTGGTCAAGGTCGGATGGGATTATGCCTGTGGCAGGCAGATCAACGAGGTCTGCCTGCCCAGGGACTTGAATAACGGGGCTCCGAGCACCACGGAGAGCGTGCAGCACGGGTCATTTCTGAACGTGGTGGATGGCAAAGAAAATGAGATCCTGATCTACTGCGATGGCGATATGGTGTTACAGCGGGCGTTCACGGCTGAAGAGATCACCTGGATCAGGAGATTTGGAGATAACACAGTCTCAGCGGGGCCGAACCGTTACCGGGAGTCGATGCTGGACGAGTTGGAGCTGCTGCAGGTGCTGGTGAGTATGGACGAGCTGCGGGGCAGGTTCCCAGGTGAGATCGACGAGTGGCAGATGCTGAACGTGGGCGTGCTGGCGATGCGCCGATCGGCGTGGGAGAAGCTGTACCGGGCGTATATGGAGCGCTGGGAGCTGGTATCCCAGACGATGGGGCACCAGGCGCGGCAGCAGTGGCTGATCTGCTATTTGATCTATGCTCTGGGGATGGACCTGAGAGTCATGCCGTATTTGATGCACAGCCACGGGCACTTCGGGCTGCACCCCGGGGTTGAGATGCACGGCGAGGATGTGGTGGCGAACGGAAAGCTGGCGGCGATAAGGCACCATTTATGAGACTCAATATCGGATCGGGGACACGCCCGCTGGATGGATTTGAGAACCTGGACCTGCCAGAGTTCGACATGCTGCGCATACCCTGGAACTACGAGACGGACAGCATTGAGATGATTGTCATGTCACACGTTTTAGAGCATGTGAAGCTGATCGAGGCGCGGCGGGTGATCCCAGAAGCAAAACGGGTTCTAATGCCGGGCGGGGTGATCCATATTGCGGTGCCGGACATGGATCTGTTTATCCATGCGATGCTGGACGATAACCAGTTCTTGCTGGAGAAGTTCCCGTATAAATCGCTCGACAGCCTGCTGGGCGGAGGCGAAAAAGAACCGCACCCGGAGATGCGTCACCGGTATATGTACTGCTATGGGAGTCTGTGGTACGAGCTGAACCTGGCTGGGTTTGGCGATATCCACCCGGTGCCATTTGGCGAGTACGACACGCTGACCACGAGATGGTGGTCGCTGCAGGTGGAGGCGACGGCGTGATGTATGACTATCTGATCGTTGGGGCAGGACTGACCGGTGCGACCGTGGCGAACCGGCTGAACGCAGCCGGGATGAACGTCAAGGTGATCGAGCGGCGCAAGCACCTGGCGGGCAACTGCTATGACGAGCTGGTGGATGGGATCCGGGTACACCGCTACGGCGGGCATATCTTCCACACCAACAGCAAACGGATCTGGAATTACGTCAACCTGTTCACGGAATGGCAGCAGTACGAGCACCGGGTGAAGGCGTATGTTCACGGCGCTTATTATCCCTTCCCGCCGAACCGGATGACGGCGCAGCAGATGTTCAGCGAGCGGGTGCCGGAGGAGATCTGCATCAACCTGTTTTATAAGCCGTTCAGCGAGAAAGCCTGGGGCAGATCGTGGGAGGAAATCCCGGAGGCGATCCGCAGCCGGGTGCAGATGCGGGATACGTGGGACGACCGCTATTTCTCGGACATCTACCAGGGGCTGCCGGTGAACGGGTATACCCAGATGGTCAAGCGGATGCTGGCGGGGATCCCGGTGGAGCTGGGGGCGGACTACTGCCAGGAACCAGAATACTGGCTGGGGCTGGCGGATAAAGTGATCTACACCGGGGCGCTGGATGAGCTGATGGAGTACCAGCACGGCGTGCTGGAATACCGCAGCCTGCGCTTTGAGACGGAGATCCTGGAGACGCCGGATTACCAGGGCTGCCCGACGGTGAACTATCCGGAGAAGGAAACGCCCTACACGGTGGTCAACGAGTGGAAGCATTATGGCTGGGGCAAGTACGGGCATTACACGGTGATCACCCGGCAGTACCCGGTGAGCTACCACGAGACGGGCGAGCGGTTTTACCCGTTTGTGGACGATCTGAACCGTGAAAGGCATAAGCGATACGTGGATGCGCTGGACCACAGGATCATCCCGGCTGGACGGCTGGGGCGGTTTCAGTATTCGAATATGGACCAGGCGATCGGGGCGGCGCTGGCCCTGGTTGACAAGCTGCTGGTATATGCGGAGATGGTGGCGGTATGACGCTGGTGAAGCTATTGAAGGATGCGGTGATCAATGGGTGCGTGCGGCAGATGGGCGAGGTGGTGAACGTGGGCGAGAGCCACGCAGACCTGCTGGAGCTGCGCAATGAGGCGGAGCGGATCGACGAAGAAGCGGTCCAGGTCTACAATCCGCCACAACCATCGCAGGGAAGCGGGACAATGGACGTGCTGGTATTTGTGCCGGTATACCGGCTGGAGCCTGAGACGGTGCAGGCGGTGCTGGGGCTGGAGTGGGGCGGCCCTATTACGCATATCTTCCAGCGAGATAACCCACACGGGCCGATGCGGGACGAGCTGAAGCGCAAGGTAATGAATCACCTGCACCAGTACCAGCGGGGCAAGGAGCTATTTTTGAAGGGTCGCTATGATGCGATGCTGATTATTGAGAGCGACATTATTCCACCGGTGGATGCGCTGGTGAAGCTGGCGGCGGTGGGGGCAGATGTGGCGTATGGCGTTTACCGGTTCAGGGGAACGTCTGACATTATCAATATTTGGGAGCGCTACCCGGACAACAGCGGGGTGCGGGCGAGGAATGTGGGCGAGAGCCTGAGCGTGCGCCAGAAGGTGTTCAAGCAGGCGGTGCGCCAGCGGATTTACCCATGCAGCGGGGCTGGGTTTGGCTGCGTGCTGATCCAGCGGCGGGTGCTGGAGAGGATTGACTTCAGGATGGAGTATCCGAAGAACGGGGCTTATTGTGACACGTGGTTTACAGATGACGTATGGCATGCCGGGTTCAGCCAGGCGGCGGATATGACGGTGATCTGCGGGCACAAGGATGTGGATGGGACGGTGCTATGGCCGAGGATGCCGAAGATTGAGACGGCAGTGGTAGAGCCGATGGAAAGGGCTGTGGTGCGTTATGGCACTTAAACTATACACGGGGCCAACGGTTGAGCCGGTGAGCCTGGAAGAGGCGAAGGAGCACCTGCGGGTGAGCCATACGGCGGATGATAGCGTGATCCGGGATGTGATCCAGGTGGCGCGGCTGGATATCGAGACGCTGAGCATGCACGCCCTGATCACGCAGACCTGGGATCAGTACCTGGACGCCTTCCCGGGGGAGGATAAGATCGTGCTGCCCTTCCCGCCGTTGCAGAGCGTGACGGGAGTCTATTACACGCCGGAGAGCACCGGGGTGGAGGCGACGTTCAGCAGCTCGAATTATAGCGTGGATATCTACAATATCCCGGGGAAGATCGTGCTGGACGATTCGGCGAGCTGGCCGGGGGATGCGCTGGTGGAGGTGAACGGGGTGAAGGTGCGGTTTGTGTGCGGGTTCGGGGACGATCCGAGCGATGTGGACTTCCGGCTGAGGATGGCGATGAAGCTGCTGATCGGGCATTATTACGAGAACCGGGAGGCGGTATTTGCGGGGAGGACTTCGCCGGTGCTGCTGCCGATGGGAGTCAATAGCCTGGTGTGGGACTTCAGGGCGAAGCTGGTGAAGTTCTAAGAATATTCACCGCGGAGACGCGGAGAGCGCGGAGAAAACCTTTTCATGGAAGCAGGCAAGCTGAGGCATAGGGTAACGATCCAGAGCAAGACGGTGGTGCAGGATGCTTACGGTGAGGAGACGATCACCTGGGGGACGTTTGCCACGGTGTGGGCGAACGTGGAGCCACTGCGGGGGCGGGAGTTTTTAGAGGGGCGGCAGGTGATGGCGGAGGTGAGCACCCGGATCACGATGCGCTATTATGCGGGAGTTAAGCCCGAGATGCGGGCTGTGTACGGCAGCATCACGTATGACATCCTGGCGGTGATCCACGTGGAGAGCCGTGAGCGTGAAATGCAGCTGATGTGCCAGGAAATTGTTGAGTAAATTCAGTACAGAGGCGTACAGAGAGCCCAAAAGACCAATATTAGGAGGTAAGAGATGGAAGGAAAAGTAGCATTTGGTGGAAAGCTGGCTGCCCGGAAGATTCGGGCGAAAGGGCCGGGGCTGGCGTGGAAGATCGAGAATTATTTGCGCTGGTCGTTTATCAAGGCGTGGCTGGGCGTGTTCGTAGTTGTGCCGGTGGCGCGGCTGTTCGGGATTATGACCGCGTATGGCAAGCTGGAGGCGGTGCTGTTCCGGGCAAATGGGGAAGTGGTGCGCTTCGGGGTGCTGAGCTATAAGCTGGTCACTACCGCATTTGTTGATTTTGTGACTGACCAGCTGCAAACCGAAACCAGCCAGTTTGGTGATTTCAAGTATCACGACAGTGGCGTTGGTACGACCGACCCGAATATTGCCGATACTGACATCGAGACAACCGACGGCGAGAGCCGGGCGACCGGCACGCAGACCGAGAGCGCGCATAACGTGTATGTGAGCGTTGGGACGATCTCCTACACCACGACAAAAGCGATCACGGAGCACGGGCTTTTTAGCCAGGCGACCGGCACAACCTTGATGGACAGGAGCGAGTTCAGCGCGGTAAACGTGGTGAGTGGCGATTCTATCCAGTTTACTTACAGCCTGACCTTGACCGCAGGAGGCTAACATGGCAAGAACAAGCAAGCTAGTAGACCGGATATGCCAGACATACGACGGAGATGAGTCGGTCTGGAATATATCAATCAACCAATTCAAGGCGGGGTTATATGGGCTATTAGGAGCCTATATCACTGAGCAGACATTGGTTGGATATTGGGCGCTGGATGCTGGTGAGGAAGCCGACTGGGATTTGATAGTGGCGCGGATCGTAGCCAGGAGCAACACGGTCAACACCAACCTGCGTGACCGGGCGATCAATTGGGCGGTGGCTATCCTGAACCTGTACGAAGAGGGGCAGGTAGACGCCTTCAACACGCCTGATAAAGTATGGACTTGGATGATGCAGATATAGCATGACGCTAAAGATACGCTCGACCCGCGTAGCCTGTGCAACCAGCAATGGGACGCAGGACATAACGATTGCTGACTTCGGCACTCCGAAGGCGGCGATGTTTATATTGACGCTGGGTGCCACAGATAACACCGCTGCCGATAATGCGGCGATGAGTGTAGGCTTCACGGATGGGACGCGCAGCCGGTGCGGGACATGGATTTCAGAACACGGGCAGGACACAAGCGATAGCACATCTACGGTTGATACCGACAGTTGCATTTACCTATACAATGCGGTTGGCTCCGAGGAGTGCAATGCGGTATTCTCGGCGTGGATTGACGACGGGGTGCAGATCACCTGGACAAATGCACCCGCATCCGGTCTGCTGCTGACGGTTGTGTTATTCGGCGGAACCGACTTGGCAGATGCCTATGTCAATCACTTTGCCTCTAATGCTTCTATTGATACAGCGACAGACGTTACCGACCCCGGTTTCAAGCCGACTGATTTACTGCTGGCAGCGGGGCTTCCGTATTCGACATATTTCAATCTGAGTGTTGGGGCTGTCCATAATACGGCGGATGATGTTGTCACCCAGCGATTTACCACCCATGTAGACAGAGATAACCAGGACACAATCCAGGTTGGCAGTCATGTATCCAATACATACGGCGCAGGCATTATCTCGGTTGTGTCTACCGAGTACTGGATGGGCGAATTTGGCAGCTTTGACGCCAATGGCTTTAGCTGCACCACCCGCGATAGCACAACCGGCAGCGGAATAAATATCGCCTATCTCGCGCTCCGCATTACGACATACGACAGCTATATAGGCACATTAGACACGCCTGTTGATGTGGGCAATGATGGGCAAACTGGCGTCGGCTTCAAGCCTCAGTTTGTGATGCAAGTAACGTCCGGCTGCACAACTATCAATGCAAACAATACGGCCAACACAGGCGGTAATCTTGGCATATCTGTTGCAGACGCAACGGCGCAATACAGCAACCAGATCGCATCCGAAGATGCAGTCGGTACAACCAACACAGAAAGCCAGTCCGATGACCAGATGGTTGTCTTGCACGACGACGATGGGGCTGCTTTGTTTGCGACCTCGTTTGTCAGCTTTGATGCAGATGGCTTCACGCAGAACTTCACGGCAACGGGCGGGACGGCAGCGTATTGGTGGTTTTGGGCGGTGGAGGAAGAAGAGGCGGGAGGCGAGACATACGAGCAAGCCGTCTCAGGGGCAATCACACCGAGCGGAGTGATTGTCAACTCGGCGCGCAAGGTGGTGAGCGGTGCGCTTACATCCTCCGGTGTGCTGGTTAATTCAGCCCGTAAGGTGTTGGCGGGTGCGTTTACACCGGATGGTGCGCTCGCAAAACGAGCAGGCAAGCCACTGACGGGTGCGATCACCCCGGCTGGTGTGGTGGCAGCGGTCAAGACCGCTTTGGTATCCTTGGCTGGTGAACTTACATCAGCAGGCGGGCTTGTGCTGCGAGCAGGTAAGAGCCTGGCGGGTGCGCTCACCCCGGACGGTGGGCTGGTGAGGTCTGCCAGGAAGGTGTTGGCGGGTGCGATCACACCAGATGGTGCGCTGGCTAAGATGACCGGCAAGTTACTGGCAGGATCGCTGACGCCCTCGGGTATAGTGGGAACGGTCAAGGCGGCGCTGGTCAGCCTGGGTGGAAGCCTTACACCGGCGGGTGAGCTGGTGCGGCAGACGGCGAAAGGGTTGGCAGGTGCGATCACACCCGCGGGTGAGGTGGTGCGGTCGGTTGCCAAGATCCTGGCGGGGGCGCTGACCTCGGCGGGCGGGCTGGCAACGCAGCTGATCTCGGGCGTGATCCAGCAGGCGGTGGGCGGCGTGCTTACACCGACGGGTGAGCTGGTGCGGCAGACGAACAAAAGCCTGGCGGGGGCGCTGGCTTCAGCCGGGACGGTGGCTAAGAGAGTGGCGATCAGCATGGCGGGCGTGCTCAGCTCGGCAGGGGCGCTGATAGCTTCGGCGGGGGGCGTGCTCGGCAGGGTGGCGGCCACGCTGGGGCTGGTTGGCGGGGCGAGCGGTACGGAGAGCGTCGTGGGCGGGGCAAGCGCCACTGAGGCGGGCGTGGGCGATGTGACAGGGACGGAGGAGTGAATGGCGAGCACTTATGATAAAGGCGATTTATTGAGATTGACCGGGACGTTCACCAATGTCTCCGGGACGGCGACAGACCCGACGACGGTGACGCTGAAGATAAAGGCTCCGGGGACGGCGCTGGCGACTTATACCTACGCGCTGAGCCAAGTGACGAAGAGCACGACCGGGGTGTATTACAAGGATATCAGCCTGGCGACGGTGGGGATCTGGCATTACCGCTGGGAGGGGACGGGGGCGGTGGAATCGGCGACGGAGGGGTGGTTCGAGGTGCGGGAGTCGCGGGCGGTGTAGATTAACAGGGATGAGCAGGATGGATAGGATATTGGATAAGGGATGAGGGCTGATGGCGACGATTGAGGAAGCGATTTATGCGCATTTGATAGCGGACAGCGGGGTGAGCGCGCTGGTGAGCACCCGGATTTACCCGCTGATGATCCCGCAGGATATTGCCTTACCGGCGATCGCTTACCAGCGGATCAGCGGGCCGCGGCAGACGGCGCACGACGGGCCGATCGAGATTGCGGCGGGCAGGTTCCAGATCACTTGCCAGGGGACGAGCTACGGGAGCGCCAAAGACGTGGCGAACGCGGTACGCCAGGCGCTGGACGGGTACGCTGGACCAGTTGTGTCTGGGGCAGAGTCGGTGACGGTGGAGGGGAGCTTTTTGAAGAACGAGTGGGACGGGTACGAGTTCGCCGGGGAGACGCGGGTGGTGCGGTTGGACTTTATGATCTATTATCAAGAAGACATCAACGGGGCCGTGCTGGGGCTGGATGGGGTCCTGGTGGGTGAGGTGTGAGATGACGGATGTGAAGAGCATACACGGGCATACTGAGCTGGCGGAAGTTCCAGCGACGGCAGATGAGGTGCTGGTGTGGGACGCCAGCGCAGCTGCGCACAGGCGGGTGAGCCGGGCGAATTACCTGGGTTATACGGAATATGTGGCGTTGCTTACCCAAAGCGGGACGGACGCGCCAACGGCAACGGTGATCAAGAACGAAACCGGGGCGACGGTGACATTTGCACGGGTGAATGTCGGGTTATATGCTGCCACATTTGACAGCGCCGTTCTAACCCTGAATAAGACGGCTTGCATAATCATACATGGTGCATCCGAGTTCTTGACTTGCAGCAGGTCAGCAGCGACCTCAGTGGCAATAGCATCATACAACACAGCCTGGGCATTAACGGATGGGTTGATGTCGGGCATATTAATCATTATAAGGATTTACGACTAGTGCCCACGAGGGCAAAAACCAATCAGTTTTGAGGAGGTAAGAAATGGCAGTACAAGGTGGTTATGGTGTAGTTCTGAAGATCATGGTCAGCACAACGCTGACGGCGATCGCCAACGTGCTGGACGTGGATTATCCACGGCTGATGAAGTACATCGCGGAGAGCACGGCGCACGACTCGACCAGCGGGTACTATGAGGCGATTGCGACCGGGAAGCGCCGGGCGGAGCCGTTCACGGCACGCATTCTGTGGGACGACTCCGAGACGACTCATACGGCGATCATCACGGCGTTCGCCAGCGAGGCGGCGGTGAGCATGAGTCTCAACGACCCGGACAGCTCGGAGACGCTGACTTTCAGCGCGCATATCGAGGCGATCGGCAGGATTGCCAAGCAAGAAGGGAATTACGAGGCTGAGGTGGTGATCCACCCGACCGGCGCTGTGACGATTACTTAAATATTCACCGCGGAGACGCAGAGAGCGCGGAGTAAATATATCTGCGTGGAGGTGAGTCATGGCGAGAGGGCGATCTGGCGCAAGTGTGCTCGGCTCTTCTTCGATGACGCTGGAGGGGGCGGAGGAGCTGCTGGCGAAGCTGGCTGATATGGGCGTGGCGGTGATGACGGTTGTCTGGGAAGCTGCTGAAGACGGGGCAACGGTGATCAAAGACCGCGCCAATGACCTGGCGCCGGGGCCGAATATTGAGCTGCAATTTCATAAGACGGCACCGGGGCTGGCGGATGTGGCGATCGGGTTCCCGAAGGACAAGTATCATTACCAGTTCTTCGAGACCGGCACCACGGCGCATGAGATAAGCCCGCAGAACCGCGAGGCGCTGCACGGCTTTGGTCAGGAGCTCTTCAGCGAGGGGCACATGGTGAGCGGGATAACGGCCAGGCCGTTCTTGAGACCGGCGATCGACGAAGGCGGCGAGCAGGCGCAGGCCGCGGTAGGGAAGCGGCTTGTGGTGGAGATCCAGAAATACGAGGAGTAATATGGTCGATAAGAAAACGATCCTGGAGATGGCAGACCTGGCGGAGGAGCGGGTATACGTTCCGGCATGGGGCTGCGAGGTGACGGTGCGGGAGATGACGGCGCTGGAGCGGGTGCAGTTCGAGGCGAGCCTGGTGGAAGACGACCCGTTATTGAGGACAAAGCTGGTGGCGTTCAGCGCGGTAAACGATAACGGGGAGCGGATGTTCTCCGAGGAGGACATCCCGGCGCTGGCGAAGAAGAACTACAAGGCGATCCGGGTGCTGAGCGATGTGGCGATCCGCCTGTCCAGGGTTGGGCAGGTGGAGCTGGAGAGCGCCGTGGAAAATTTTCCCGACGACCAGGTTGGCGGATAGCGCACGAGCTGGCCTGGCAGATGGGCGAGGTGGACGTGACAGGGATGCTGGCCAGGATGAGCAGCGGGCAGTTCACGGAGTGGGCGGCGTGGATGCAAAGCAAAGAGCATGCACCGCAGAGAACGCAGAGAAAATCGGTGGTAGTGAAAGAGCCAGTGGTTAAGACGCCGAGCGAGATATACCGGACGATTAAGGACGGGCTGAGGCTGGGAGGCTTTTTGAAATGAGCGTACTGCACCATATGATTGTGATGCTGACGGCGGACACGAAGGGCTTCCAGAAGGATTTGAGCTCGGCGGGGACGGCGACGAAGGGGCTGCAGGGGGAAGTGAAGACGGCGGCAGCCACGAATAAGACCATGTTTGACAGCCTGAAGACGGCTGCGATTGGGCTGGGGGTATTTGCAGCCGCGGGGACGGCGGTCAAGAAGGTTGTTGTCGAATCAATCAACGAGACGGTGGAGTATAACAAGCAGATCCGGGAGATGACCCAGGTCACCGGGCTGAGCGCGGATGAGACGAGCCGGCTGGTCCAGGTGGCGGATGATTGGGGGATCTCGATTGGCGATGTGCGCACGGCGATGCAGATGGCGATGAAAAACGGGTTCTCGCCAACGATCGAGAACCTGGCGACCCTGGCGGATGAGTATGTGAACACGAAGGACAAAACCGAGTTTGCGGCGAAGGCGACGGAGACATTCGGCAGGCAATGGACGACTCTGGTGCCGCTGCTGAGCCAGGGTGGGGATGCGCTGCGGGAGCAGGCGGCGGCGGTGGACGAGAGCCTGATAGCCACGGAGGAAGCGATTGCAGCCAGCCGGGAGTACGAGGTTGCGATGGATTCCCTCGGTGACACCGTAACTGCCCTTAAATATGAGATTGGCAACGGTCTTATTCCGACTATCGCTGATGCGGCAACTTCATTCTCCAAATACGTGGAAGACGTCAATTTGACAGAAGACGCCATGAACCAGCTGCGGGATGCGCAAGCGCTTGGAATCATTACAGGGGAAGAATACAATGATCTCCTTTCTGATCTGGCGTATGGCACTTTATCTGCTAAGGATGCGCTGGAATTGACAAAAGAAGTTGAGCTCGCATTACGGGATGAAAGGCGGGAGTCTATATCGACAATGCAGGAGGCGATAAGTACCACCGAGGCGCTGAATGAAGCCACAGCAGAGGCCAGCGGCACCCAGGATACATACACCGGCGTGATGAAGCTGGCAAAAGATGCGTTGAACGATTTCAATATTGCCGAGACTACCCGACTGGGGCTTATTGAAGAGATCGACCTTGCCACCGGAAAACTGACCCAAGCAGAGATTGACCAGAAAGAAGCAGTTGGCTTCCTGACGAAGATGCTGGAAAGTGGCAAATTGACCCAGGAGGAATACCTGGCACTGGTGCAACAGCTGGCTGTCGATGGTGCGCTGGCTTCGGAAATTATCAAGGGGCTGGGTAATTCCATCGCGCTGCTGCCAGGCAGCAAGGATATCCACATCAACATCAAGTATCACCAGTACGGCAAAGAAGACCCGGATGCGCCGGTGATCTATCCTGACGAAGAATACGTGCCTGGTCCGAAACAGGGGCCGGGGGGGGCGACCGGGCTACATGGGATTGTGCCGCCTGGCTATTACAACGATAATTACCCAATACGTGCCACCTCGGGCGAGCGGGTGGATATCTGGCCGGAAGGGCAGCAGGGGGGCGGAATGGTCATTAATAATTATTACAACCTATCAGCGAATTACCGCTACGAAAGCGAGCTGAGCCTGGTGCAGCAGGTGCGGACACTACAAATGATTTACGGGTGAGATTATGCTATCAGTTATTATACGAGGCGTTGAATACGACCTGGAAGCGATAGCCAGCCTGGTGGCGCACGATGGATGGGGGTTGGCTCCATTCCACAGGTTAAGTGAGCGCGGCCCGCAGCAGCACGGCGACACGGATGTGGGATATTACCTGGACCCGAGGATCGGCAACCTGGTGTTTCAGCTGAAAACCTCCACCCTGGATGATATGTATGAGACGCCCAGGCAGACGCTGCTGGGCTTGTTCTCTCCGGCGAACAGCCTGACATTGAAATTTGCTATGCCGTACGGTGACCGGAGTATTGATTGTAAAACGGTGGATGTGCAAATGCCGTGGGAGCAAAAGGAGTGGGCAGCCCAAAAGGTATCGATTGCGCTGAAGGCGCCGGATCCGACATTCTACGATCCGACCGCGCTGTATAAGATATTCCAGATCGGGGCAGGCAGCGACACCTGGGAAGTGCCATTCGAGGTGCCCTGGACGGTCGGGGCGTCTACAATCAACACTGAAGGCCGGATCGTTTATGCCGGCAATGCCCCATGCTACCCGGTTATTCGCATCACCGGACCGCTTGAGGATGCACTTATTTTTCACGTTGAACTGGGGCTGACACTCAGCTTCGATGGCGTGACCATCGCAAACGGCGACTATTACGAGATCGACCTGCGCTACGGGCGCAAGTCGATACTGAACGCAAGCGGCACCAACAAGATCGCCGACCTGACCAGCGCCAGCGACCTGGCTGAGTTTCGGATTGCGCCCGACCCAGATGCAGGTGGCGGTGTAAATTCTTTCATCGTCACCGGGAAGAGCGCAACGACTGTGACGAAAGTCACTATCACTTATTACAACCGTTATTTAGGGATATAAGGAGTCAACCATGACAGAATCGAGCGGCCTATGGACTACGGACGCATCCCCATCCGGGGATCAGGTCACCAGCTACACCCAGGCGATCGCCACCGACATGCTGAGAATCGCGGCAGCCTGTTCAGGCTTTGAGGGAGTTGCGCCGGGATATGAAAGTGAGCTTGCCCCCAGCACCACCGGGGCATTCAATGTGCGTATCGCTGCAGGCGGGGCGCTGGTGGACGGCAAGTTCTATAAGAACACCGCCAACGTGGACAAGACCCTGGACACCCCGACCGCGGGCACGACCCGCATCGACCGGGTGGTGGTCGAGATCACCTGGGCGAGCTTTGAGTGCGAGATCACCGTCATCAAGGGCACGGAAAGCGGGGGCACGCCCAGCGCGCCATCTATCCCTTCAACGGCTGGCACGAATTACGCCATCCAGCTTTGTCAGGCATTGGTCAATAACGCCGGCGATGTGACCATCACTGATGAGCGCAAATGGGCGATTGTTGATACCGATGAGAGTACCCTGGAAGATAATGCCGGACTGCTACGGGTGAAGGATAGCGGGATCACGGCGGCGAAGATTGCCAATAGAACGCGCAGCTTCTTGGCAGAGATTACCAGCGCATACAATAGCAGCAGCGGAGAAATTCAAAGAGGTGCCGTTTCTATCGGATGGCCGTTATCAAACACGTATTTGTGTAACGCCTATTGTAACTTCAGGATACCGCAAGATTATGCGGCATCTTTGACAGTACAGCCGATTTGGTGGTCAACCGGTGGATCTGGAAATATCTATTACAAAACAGAAGCCAGATATGGCGCAGCCACCGAAGACTATGATGCTCATTCGACTTTGGGCAGTTATGCCGCGTTAGCCGTATCGGTTGGTGTGTTGCAAGTTGGGACAGCATTATCTTTGACGGACGCGGCGGCTGGCGATATTGTTTCAATGAATTTCTACGGAGATGGATCAAATGGTGCGTGGACATACGATGGAGCGCTATATTTGACCGGCATTATTGTGTCCTATACCGCAGACAGCTAGAAAGAATGGAACAGGATGAAGGCAATCTATTTCTTGGTAGTCATATTGGCACTAATTTATGTTCAGCCAGCCTGTGCTGGGGCATGTGATTCGGAGCCTGTATGGATCAGCGGGAGCGGGAGTGTGGAGCTCGGGCTGGAGTTTAGCGTGCTATTTGACGACAGCCTGCAATCGCTAAATTTCTTGATAGTTGATTCGGTATATAGCCACCAGATCATAGAGCAGGATGTAAGCGGCTTTACGGCTCGACTGGTGCCAGCCGAAACTGACAAGGCTTTAATCGGCCATTATACCTACTATGTTTTCGGGTATAGATCCAAGCCTTGCTATTATGTCAATTTGCCTTTGGTGATCCATTGACAACTGCCATTCGTCTCGATCTATACAACACCTCCGGCGCAAAGCAAGCTGAGCTTATTGGCTCCGCCCAAGCCGACACCAGCGGGCAGAAGGCGGGCTTCCGCAGCCTGTCATACACCCTCAAGGTCAACCATCCCGGGCTGGTCATTTTCTCCCTACGCGGTGACCATGAGTTGCTATCCACCCTGGCAGACAAGTGGCACGTGGAAGTGTGGCGCAAGCCGGAAGGCCAGGCGTGGGCGCGGGAGATCACCGGGATATTCAGGCAGCCTAACTGGACCTGGGGAAGCACATCGGTATTTGTCGGGATGTGTCCGGGGCTGATGAGCTTGCTGGAGGGGCGGATCGTCAACTTCCCGGCCGGTACGGCGAATAAGACCGTATTCTCTAACGTCAAAGCGGAGACGGTATGCAATACCCTGGTCAAGTACAACGGCACCGCAGACGCCACCACAGGCAACGGGCGAAAGCGCAACGGGGCGATCACCGGGCTGACGGTCGAAGCGGATGGGGCGGAGGGCAATAGCATTTACTGGTACTGCGCTCAGGCTAACCTGCTTGAGACCCTGCAGGAGATCGCCCAGATCGGCGGGGGCGACTTCGACGTGGTAAAGACCAGCCCGACCGCCTGGCAGTGGCGCTGGTACACCGGGCAGCTGGGCACCGACCGCACAGCCACGCTTAAGTTCAGCATGGATCTGGGCAACATGGCAAACCCGGAATACCAGATATTGCGCATACAGGAGAAGACCGTCGCTTGCGTGTGGGGACAGGGTGAGGACAGCACGCGGGAGTATGTCACCCGGACAGGTGCCAATTATGTGGCGACCGATAACGACTTTGAGGTGTATATCAACGCCAGCGATATAGACTTTGGCGATACCGGCGGGCTGAATAGCCGGGGCGATCAAGCGATGGAAGAATTGCAAGCCCGCAACGTCTTCCGCTTCAATGCGATCCAGGCGCCGTCCACGCAATACGGGGTGCACTACTTCCTGGGCGACCTGGTGACGGCGATCAACCCATTTACCGGGGCGAGCTCCACCTGCAAGGTAGATCAGGTTACGGTCACATTCGGTAATGACGGCAACGAGCAGATCGACGTAGAGATGGTGGAGACATGAGAGAAGTTACCGACCGGCTGATCGACAGGATCAACGAGCTCCAGAGGCGAGTAGATAAGCTGGAGCGGCGCGGCGGATACCGGCTGTTCAACGTGGCTGGCACTACTAAGACAATTGCGTCAGGCGTGATCACCAAAGAGGCGGGCAAGATCACCTGGCATGTGGTGGATGGTCAGACCGGCCTTTCGGACGATCTGGATACGATCAGCGGCGGGGCAGCCGGGGACATATTATTTTTGACGATGGGTAACATGCCTATTGTTCTCAAAGACGGCACCGGCAACCTGCTGCTAACCGGTGACCTGACACTGGGCAATGTTGCTGACCTGGCTGTGCTGTTCTACCGGGGCAGCAACTGGTACGAGATCAGTTTCAGTAATATCGCCTAACGACACAGCCTCCCCGAGGCGGCCAGACCAGCGGGGAAGCTATGAGACATCAACGCGCAGACACAGGTGGGCATTGCACCCATTTTCCGGGCACCGACTCCCGGTTGCGGCCTGTTACGGATATGGCTGCGCTCTTTCTCATGTGGTAATTGTAGCACAAATGAAAATGATTTTCAATAGGGCAGGTCTAAGACCTGCCCTTACGGTTATAGGCGCGGAGAGAGGCGGTGAGTGGGGTGGTGAATGTATGTTTTGGGAGAGGTGCCCCCAAGGGGATACGGGGCGAAGGCGCAGCGGCTTGGGGGCTTATGTTTTTGGGATGGTTTCCACCGGTGGATAGTAGTAGATGATCTGGCCGGTGATGCGGGGGCCGTTCCGGTCGACGAGGACGCGCTGGACGAGGCCGCGCAGGATGCGACGCAGATCGGCGTGGTCGCTGGTTTCGAGTCGCCGGCGCAGCTCCTCGGAGAGGGCGGCATGGTCCAGGGCCTGTACCTGGCTGGGGTCTTCTTGGGTTGTGTCCAGGCGGGCAAGCTCGGCGAGCAGCTGGGTCTCTTGATCTTCCAATGTTTGGAGCTTATCTAGCAATGAGCGGGAATGGCCGGTCTCTGCGATGGCGGCGGTGATGCGCCCCAGCTGCCGGCGGACTGTGGCCAGGTCTTTGCGCAGCGCCTGGCGGCGGTGGTCCAGATCCTGGCGGCGCTGCCCGGCGCCGGATAGGACGACCTGGCGGAGCTGGTCCAGGTGGTCGGGCTCCAGGATGCGCTGGTGCAGTTCGTTGATGACGGAGGTCTCCAGGATATCGGCGGGGATGGGTTTGGCGTCGCAATCCCGGTTGCGCTTGCCACGGGTGCAGGCATAGCGGCGGTAGTATGTGCCATTAGGCTGGCGGGCGGAGAGGCCGTAGTGGGGCGATCCACAGCGGGCGCAATACGATAGGCCGGAGAGCAGGTAGGAGGAGGCGACCCGGCGGGGGTGGATCTGCGGATCCAGCTGCCGGCGGCGGGTATGGCTCTGGAGGATGAGCTGGACGGCCTCCCACAGGTCGGGCTCGACGACCGGGGGGCAGTAGTCGGGGAGGGTCAGATCGGCAAAGCGCAGCTCACCCTTGTAGAGGGGATTGATGAAAAAGGTGCGGTATGAGTTGAGGGAGCCATAGAGGCGGGTGGCTGAGTTGATCTCTGCCAGGGAGTGACCTTCGAGGCGCATTTGGAAGGCGAGGCGGACCAGGGGGGCGAGATCGGGATCAGGGATCCACCGGTGGACGATTCGGGGGCGACCATCCCGGCGGCGCCCGATCTCCAGGGGCTGGCGGGTGAATCCACGCGGCGGGGTTCCGGGGACGGCGCGGTGGGTGAGCACCAGGTCGTGCAGGCCGCGCTTGACATCCCGGGAGAGGTCCAGGAGGAATTGCTCGGATTTCCAGTCGATGGCGGCTTCAAATAGGCGACCCATCGGGCCGTCGGGGATCTGGTCGGTGAGGGAATAGATCAGGTAGCCACGCCGGCGGAGATCGGCACGGAAGAATTGGGAGTCGTCGATATCGCGGGCAAAGCGGTTATAGGACCAGATGACGAGCCCGGCTTCGGGAGCGCCGGAGCGGAAGTGGTGGAGCATATCCTGGAAGCCCTGGCGACCGACGATGGAGGATCCGGGGCGGGCGGAATCGGTGAAGACGTGGACGAGGATGAATCCGTGATCGGTGCACCAGGTGCGGATGGCGGACTCTTGCTGGGGGACGGAGAGATCCTGGGAATCGCCACCGGAGTCGCGGCAGTAGGCGTTGAAAGAGGCGCCGGGCGGGAAGGGGAGAGAACTCACCACAGAGACACGGAGAACACAGAGAAGGACTTTATGGTGGCGAGAGATATTCCCATGATCCGCACTCGGGATCTAGCTGGACCTGAAAAGCATCTGGTGGTACATACATGGTTCCGCCGGCCTGGCCAAAGTGGTTATTGATAATCTCGCCGTTGCGGGCAGTGATGGACCAATAGCAATCGTCGCCGGATGCCATCGAGCGCCAGATTCCAGGGGCGAACTCCACACCGACCAAATAAAAACCTGGCTGTTTTATTTTGGTAGCTGGATCGGTAGTTGGGGACGGAAGAGGCGTTTCGGTTGGGATCAGGGTTATGGTCGGGGTTATGGTGGCTGTGGACGTTTGGAGTGGAGTGGGAGAGAGGGTAGCTGTGACGACGATATAAACCGGAGGCAGCTGTGTATAGGTTGGATAAGGGGTATAGGTTGGATAGGCTGTGCGGGTTGGGATTTTTGCAACCAAAGTGGAGGCGAGCTCACCAGCCAGCTCTTGTTGCTCGGTCAGATCGGGCGACGAGCAGGCAGAAATGGTAAATGCCAACACC